AGAATTCACAAAATCATTATCTCACAATGTGATCCGCTCGTATACAAGTTCTTTGCCTTTTACAAGAGGACGGTAGTCAAGGATCGCATAGTACGGCTCTTTTACCCTGCGCCCCGCCTTGATTGAATCTGCGCAGAGCTTAGCCACGTAGGTTCCAGTTGCCGGCTGCACAGCCTTTCCAAGTTCAGCGTACTGTGTATTAACACTTCCCTGAAACTTGAAGCTGAGCGGCCAGCCTCCCAGGATTTGTTGTTCTTCGACTGACAGATAACGCGGAAACTTTGGGTGTATGAGGTTCGCCCCTCCTGTCACGGTCTCGCATACACCGTCTCCCTTGACAAGTTTGACCAAGAATGGAGGTCTGCCTTCACGGTACTCTCTTCCCGTTGAAGTCTTCCTCATTTTGTACTCACCACCCGTCATGCGATCAACGAACTGCCGTAGTGATCCAGTTTTCTTCTCGGCCTGCATCGCCATGACCTGCTTCTTCCGTAGGTCTGAAATGGGAGACACAGAGACAGCTTTCACCCCAGACTTAGTGAGGAACCGAGAGACGTTTTCTGCCGGCTTAGCCGTAAATGAGAAGGCCTCTTCATCAAGGTGGACCTTATGGGCGATGAGGTGGAACCTCGGCCTGGCCTGTGGGCATCCGTGCAGCCTCAGATCAGTGAAGAACAGCGTCACAGAGTAACCTTCAGACATCAACTGGTTGGCTACTCCATTGACGAATTCTCTACCGTACTCCCAGGCCTGCGGAACAGATTCCCATACCCAGATCTTGGGTCTGAGCGCCAAGGCCAAAGCCAAGGCGTTGTCGGTGCACGATGTATAGTGTCCGGCGTCTTTGTACGCGTGCCTGCCTTTCTGCACAAAGGTCCCGGCTTTACTCCACGCTGCGCAGGGTGGGTTGCAGTATAACAAATCAAGTGGGCATTTGTCAAGCACGCTCTTAGCTTGAGATTCCCACAGCGCGCGGTCAGTCTCGATAGTCAGATGTGGCCAATTATGCTGTGCCGTTTTAGTTCCGAAGTTTCCATCCTCGAGGTGCGCTAGAACTTCAAAATACTTCTCGACGCCGAGTGTGAATCCACCAGCAAAGATGTAGTTACCAATCGCAGTAAGTTTACGCATTTTCCCAATACTCTCTCAATGCCATAAAAAGGGTGTTCTGGTTTTTCTCTTTCTTACGGAGTGCCGTGAGTACGGCAAGGTCAACTGTCTTTCCGGCAATGATGTGGGCGACAAGGACACGTTCACGCTGGCCTGAACGTTTCAGCCGGCGGATCAACTGGTCATAGTTCTCGTAGTTGTAGTCAAGTGAGTGCCAAACTACTGCGCGCCCGGCTTCTTGGAAACCGTCAACACCATGTGCCATCGATTGGGCATTGACGAAAACGTACGGCACTTCTCCACGGTTCCAGGCTTCAATGAGTGCTGGCATATTTTTAGGCTTGACACCACCATCTCCTATGAATGGAGTGTCAGGACCCAGAGCCTTTTGTAACCGCTCGAGATCATGCCTGAAGTCATAGGTGATGAGTGCTGGCTGTCCTGCCAGCTCTTCTATGAGATCTTTGACGGCCTCTGTCTTTTCATCGTGGATGTGCTGCCATATGTTCTTCTTGGCGTCGATGAAGACTCCGCCATTGGCGATTTGCCGGCACTTGTTAAGTGCCACACCGACATTGGCCGCGTTGATCCTTCCTTTCTGGAATTCAAGCTGCAGCGTATTCTCCATCTGGTCATAGGCTGCCCGTGCCTTCTTGGGCAGGTCAATAATGATGTCTTTCTCAATGACCTCGGGAAGGTTCAAATAATCTTCGTCGTGTGCGTAGAACACGCGGGGAGAAAGAATCTCCTGGAATTTTTTCTCGGTACCGAGTTTTGGCAGCCAGTCTTTGACACCATATCCAAATGGATAGAAGTGTTCTTTTCTCCACTTAGTGATGTATGGACCGAACGAAGCGCCACGGTCCATGACATAGACCTGTCCAAATAAATCATTGAGGCCATTCGCCATTGGCGAGCCTGTAAGTATGACCCGACGCTTGAAGAAGCGGAGGATGGGCTTCAATAAGGTGTGTCGCTGTGAGTGGATATTCTTGACCTTTGAAACTTCATCAACCACAAGCATGTCGAATGGCCACTTCTTCATCTCAGACAATCTGTCTGTCAGCCAATCAATGCCTTCATAGTTTATCAAGTAGATGTCATGTTTCTCATTGAGCACTTCGTCTTTATTCTTCCCATGCATGATACCGACAGAGAACTCATTGAAATCTTCCCACTTCTTGACTTCGTTTGGCCATGAAGTATAGCAGACACGCAGCGGTGCCAAGACAAGCATCGACTTGACCATCCCGACTTCTTGCAGTACTTTGAATGCGGCAAGAGTAATGCTTGTCTTGCGCATCCCTGGTTTCAAGAACAGCCCGGAAAATGACTCGGTCAACAAGTGCTCGACAGCACGTTCTTGGTACTCGGCAGGTTCCCACTTCATCTGCGCAGCCTCACTCCATGCTCTATCAACGATTCTTGTACAAAGGCAATCGCCAGAGTTGCACTATTAGTCACATAGACGAAGTGACCTAGTTTTTCCATTTCATCAAACATGCTTTTTTGGCCGTCAGAGACATTTGACTCTTTTCCAGGCCGCTTGAACTCAATCCAACAAGAAAACTTCTGTGGACCGATAACAAGCCGGTCCGGCCAGCCAGCGTACCCAAGTCCGTTCATCTTCCTAGTCTTGAGACTGATGCCCCAGGCTTCGGCAGCCTCTTTCAGTTTCTGGACGAACTTATCTTCGATCGAAGACTCGAGAGGCACCCTCGGCTTTTTCTTGAATGTTGGCATATTCAGAACTGGCAGGGGCCGCCTTTGCTCTTTGAGTATGGGCACCAGCGACAGGCATTGCCAGGCTTCTCTTTGAACTTGGTGTCAGCCAACATCTTCTTCGTACGCAGTTCCCACTTCTTCTTGAGTTTGGGAAGATCTTTGCGATGGTAGACCTCTTCATTCTCAACTGTTTTCCCGTGGTCGATGAACACAAGACTGGTCTTGGCAACCAGTGCCGTCGGGTAGGCAATGAGTCCGGCGATACCGTACAGCTCCAACTGGATCGGATATTCTTCTTTGACGACCACGTCACCCGTGGTCTCGACCTTACCACCAGACTTGAAGTCATGCACCTCAACAGTCGGGATATCAGCGTCAGCAATGGGGGGGATCGTCACGTCAGCTTTGATGCGACACCACGCTCCATTCCAATCATCCCACCGTGTGAGTGACCAGTCTTTCTTGAAGGTGAAGTCAGCCTCGGCCAAAGCCCCTCGTTTCTTGAAGTCTTTGAGCTGTACAGCGATCGGCTTTATGCCTGCCGGCAGTCTGCCACCGACCTTTAGGTACTTCTCGCACATCGAGTGCAACTCAGTACCGCGCGCCATGGCCGGAGAAGAAGGCTCTGGCAACTTTTTGATGAACTTGAAGAACGCCCTTTTCGGGCATTCCTCATAGAGGGACCAGCGGCTGAATGACCAGCTTGTCAGTTTATTTGGTTGTTGATAGGCCATTGCGTTCTCGCTCTTCCGTTTCTATGAGTTTATCGAGGTAGTGTCGGGCCTTCTTCAGATCCTCAACACGATTCTTGAGCTTGTGGCGCGTAACGTACTTGATGACGTTTCCTTCAAGGTACCCCAATTTGTTGGCAATTATGAAGTCCCACGGCTGAATTTTCTGCCTCATGTAGTGGTCGCCACCTTCTTGGTGTTCGTTGGCCGAGGTGGCGCGCCGCCAAACTGCTCCTTGTTCTTCCATTACTCACACTCCTCCATCTCTGTCCACCGGGTACCGACTGAACCGTCGGACAGCAACGGAGCGTCGATGGCGATACCATTCATCGCCTCTTTCAAGATCTTCATCTCTTCTTTCCATGCCTTCTTGGGAACTTCACCAAGCATCTGGTCATGTACAGTCAACAACAGCCGGCCATGTTTCTTCATTTCATGATACCGCAACCACGCCTCTTTGGTGACGTCTGCTGACGAGCCTTGTATCAGGTAGTTGAACATTTTGTAGTCAAAAGACTTGTAGATTCCTTTGATGATCTTGGGAGGCTCACAGTAGTACAGCCTGCCTCCCCATGTCCTCATTGGCCGACCATTCCTGGCCATCTCCTTCAAGTCATTTTGGATGTCCTTAATACCCGGCAGCATATTGAGGTACGTATTGCGGATCTTCTTGGCCTCAGCCACGTCGACCCCCAGCCTGGCGGCAAGAGCGCCTAGCCCCATCCCATAGAGCAGGCCAAAGGCTGTATTCTTGGTCGTCTTACGGTTCTCTGCCGTCGCCTCTCCGAAGATGATCTGGGCGGCGTATGAGTGGAAGTCAATTGTTGGGTCTTTCTTGTAGGCATCCAGCATCGCACCATCTTCGAAGTGTGCCAAGACCCGTAGTTCTTGTTGGCTGAAGTCACGGTCGATCAGGACATTTCCTTTTGAGGCAATGATGTAAGCGCGGACAGCCGGGAGCATTGGCAGCCCAAGCTTCTCCAAGTACTTCTTCCACAGTTCAATCGCCTTTTGGAAGTTGGGACTCTTCAATGTAGGGATATTCTGGAAGTTGGGGGTAGAACTCAACCTCCCAGTTCTCGTACCCCCTCCCTCAGGCTGTGCCACGCTGTTCCACTGTGTGAAGATCTTCCCGCCTGAGATGAGGGCGGTCCGCAACCAGGGTTCCATGAAGTTGCGTACGCAAGTCGTCAGTGTCGAGTGGTACGTAAACAAGGCCAGCAGCAGCGGAGGTCTACCTTCCAAGACCTCGGCCAGGGATTCTTTGGAGGTTGACCTGTTGCCTTTCTCTGTCAACGGCCAAGAGATGCCTGGATACTTCTTGTCAAGAGCATCGGCGACTTCTTCACCGGCATCCAGGTTGAATTCTTTGCCGCCAAGCAACTTGAATATCCTCTTGGCAGCATCCTCGAGGGCAGCCTGGTATTTCTTGACATCTGCCTCGAGGCGTGTAAGGTCAACTGTGACTCCCTGCCTCTCGTTCTCGAGCAGTACTGGAATTAGCCGGCGCTCACGATCATAGGCCTCACCCATCTTCTCTTTGATGATCCTCGGCAAGAGCAGGTTTTGGACCTTGGCGGTGCGGTCAGTGTCGCCGCAGGCATACGGGCCGACAATATCTCCTGGTGCTTTAGAGATGAATGCGCCCCACGACTTCTTGTTAGTTGACGGGACGACCTTATTGGCTACGAGCCAGTCACGAACCGCATCTCGTTCATCTGGTTTCCAGTCAAGATGGCGCTCTGCCAGTTCTTTCAGTCCGATCTTTTTGGCGTGTGGATCATCGAGATAGGCAAGGACCATCGTATCGTGTACTCGGTCCCATTGGGGGATTGGGAGATCCAGGTGGACATTACCAACGTCGAGGTCGAACTTACCATTGTGGAAGCTGAGGTCATCTCCGCTTTTCCAGACGCCAAGGAGCGCCCGCCTGGCATCCTCTTTTGTGCAGTTATTACCACTTGGGTGTCCCCATGCGAAATACTCACTCTTCTTCCCTGGACGTTTGATCGAAACGCTGGTGGGTACAGGCGGATACTTCGGCCTGCCTTCGATCGCCTCAGTCTCGAAGTCTACAAATGAAACATTTTTCATGCCAACTACGCCTTGGCATGGCTGGCAAGTTCTGCCCGTTCACGCTCTCCACGGAGGCGAGAGAAACGATTGTGCAGACGTAGCAGTATACGGATCCTCGCCTTGTGTTTTTTCTCGTGCTCTATCAACTGCACAACGTTCTTCTCGTCAAGTGACATAAGCTTCTGGTTCAGCACAACCCAGTTTCTCAATAGTTCATCAGCCTGTTCTTTTATCATGGTATTCTCCAACTAAAACGGCCCCGGAAGGCCGTCTTTGGTCAATCAATACTTCCGTTTTGCTGCCGGCTTCTTGGCGGCCGTCTTTTTAGCCGCTGGTTTGGCCGCGCCTTCTTCAGGCTTCGGGTAAGGGTACATGATTTCTTCGGCCGCAAGGTCGTGCTGCCGGATTACGGCTTCCATGGCCTCTTCATCAGCGATGGGTGCCTTCTGGTTGAACGAGACCTTCACCTGGGTCTTGGGATCTGGAGCACAAGTAATCTCGGTCATGACAGCGAAGGGTGGGATACCCTGGGCACCAAGCCGCTTGGCATAGGCTGTGTATTCCTTGACTGACGTCACGGGAAGCTTGGCGAAGGCTTTGTCCGCCTTTTCGATCGCTGCCGCCGTCAGCTTGTCACCAGGAAGAAGAGCCAGGCGCATGGAATTCTTGCAGGCCTTGCCTTTGCCCTTGTCAGCAGTACCGAACTCGTTCCACTTGCAACCCTTGCACTTCTCGGATTGAGGGGCAGAAGAATCAGGGTGAGGTTTCATTTCGTCCATGGTACGGCCGAGGGCAAAACAGACGGGTGACACCGGATTATCCTTATCGAAGTCCTCGGCATAGTAGGCGTGCTCAATGACACCATCCAAGATGATCGTATCAAGCTTGTTGCCGGCCACAGGCTCCTTGTTGAAGGCCATTTGGCCTGCCCTGAATGAGACGGTATTGCGCCCGGCTCCAGTTTCGTTGGCGACATCGGTCGCCTGTTTCGCGTACTGCGCCAGGCGGTCTTTCCATGAACCTGGGAGGGCGACAGCGCCACCAGGAGCAGATTTTACGACGGCAGTTGCTGCCTTCTTTGTTACCATTTGGACTTCTCCTTGAAAGCGCCGCCATACCGACGGCATAAAAGATGATACAGTGACTTATTCCTCACTGTATACCATTACAGACTCCTCTCGTATGTCTGAATGTAGTTGACGATCGACTCAGAGAAGCCGTCGACGTGTAGCCACTTTCCGTAACCAATACCGTGGCGGTTGGCAGCCACATTCAGCATATACCCGCGGCCATCCGGGTCAGGAACAGCATCAGCACTTTGCTCGTCAGTGATGACAATCAGGCGGTCATAGTGCCTCTGATTCGCCCATTCAACAGATCTCCCAACAAATGTTCCGTCTTGGTATCCACCTCGATTGATGACATCAGCCAGGCTAAAACCACGGCGCGGAGGAACAGCGGGCAGAGGTTCCCGGGCAAACGGGACGATCAGCACGTCTTCACAGACTTCACGCAGCAGTATCGCCAAGGCCTTCATTGCATCTTGCCGTGTGAGGTCTGATTTACCACTGAGTTTGGCGCTCATAGAGCTTGAGACGTCACACAGCATCAGCGTACGGCCAGGCAACATCTCACTGCCTTCGAGGCACTTGAACATCCAGCTTTCGAGGTACGGCTCCATCTGCGGGACCATGCGCGCGGCAGAGATGAAGCGGAAAGGCAGGACGCGGCCCCACTGCCGACTTTCTCCGTACTGTGCGATGATGTCGGCACGAATGCCAGTGCCAAGCATGTTGCGCAAGTTACGGAGGAAAGCCAAGTCACCTAGCTTCTTCTCGTCAAGCAGACGCAGCCAGGCCTCAGCCGTGTTGCCGTTAGCACTCAGCTCTACCTCCCATGTGTCAGGCGTCTGCAGCTGGTCATAGACAAGCTTGCCGTAGAGCAGCTCGCCTTGGCTGAAACCATCAGGGCGTTGTATGTGACAGAAGGCTGGATCTGCGGCGAATTGCCGTTCGGCCTTAGCCCAACGCCGTGCTTCAGCATCCACATCAGCCGGCTTCGAGTGACACAAGAACAGTACATCGCGCAGCATGATGTCTTTCTTGCGATTGTACTTGGCCAGCTGATACTCGTTGAACTTGGTAAATGCTTTGGCAAGACCCAGCTTGATCTGCTTGGAGAGTGGACACTTGCCATCCTTCCAGTAGATGGCCAAAAACTCAGAAAGCTCGTCAGGACGCTGGATGACTTCAGCGAGTGTGTTGCTGATTTGTCGCGGATCGCTGTCGGAGTGTTCAGTTCCGTTACGCTTTGGATGGTTCGCCATGTAGCGGCAGATGAGCAACGGCACATGGCGCAGCTTCATATTGTTTCGCGCTTCGATGGCCACACCTGCTGCTTGTTCCAGAGTGACCTGATGCACGAGTTCACCGATGCGTTCAGCGATGCTCTTGCCGTCGATGTAGAAGTTGTCTTCCCACAGCATGCAGCTCATGGTCAAACGAATGAGTTCTTGCAACGGACCGATGCGCGCGGCACGGGCGCCTTCGCCAGTATAGATCGGCGCAGCCTGGGTCTTCATGTTGATGCTTGACATCTTCTTCTCCTGGTTGATTAAGGGAACAAAGCGCTGCGGAATGCACCCAGCATGGAAGGCGAAGTATCCGCAGCTAACGCCACTTAAAACTTTAGTCCATCGGGAACAAGTTGATTCGGAACGTAGGTGCTCTAACCGCTGAGCTACAAGTCTTGCGACCTGATGGGATTCGAACCCACGACCACCCTCTTATCAGGAGAAGTAACCGAATCTATCGCCACGACGTACTGGGAAACTAACTGTTTACTACCTTTCAGACCACCTCGCGGCGACCCTCGACATGGGGTATGAGTCGACGTCCTCCCCACTGTCTATTGGCAATGTCTGGCTTACCGGGTATCCATACGAGCAGTTAGTTTCCCGGTACACCGTACCGGTCTCAGGCGTTTGGCTGCGCGGGCTACAACCTGAGATACTACGAACAGCGAGCGGGGAACAATGCGAGACACGGGGAGTCGTCGTCGTAAGATGAACCCGTGTTCTTTCGCCACCGCAAAATCTGAATACAGCTGCATTCTAAGACAGTGATGCAGACATTAATACCAATCTAGTGCTTTACCGTACCGCCAAAATCAACGGCTGGATACACAGAAGAGATGGAGACTTCAGACTTGCCAAGGATCGCCACGGCAAACTGAATCGCCTCTTCGCGCGTAAAACCTTCTTCCATGAAAGCTTCAACCGTGGCACCGATAGCACTTGTCAGCCCGCGCAAATCTCTTTTCTGCTTATCACTCAGGCTCATGACCGCGTTCTCCTTTCTATCTTCATGTCTTCCTCCCGGTGGAGTAATGGTTTTGTACCAGATGCCTCAAGCCGCAGCGCAGATGGCAGTTGCTGGAGCTGTAGCCAAGATTTCAACTCTCGGCCGCGGTCTATCGCGTAACGTTGCCCCATGAGATCTGCTACACGGTACAGCCACAGCCATCGCCTGCGCTCGGCAGATAGCCAACGGATATCCTCTGCCGAAGTCAATGGGTCAAGCATCCGCATACCATGCTTATTGCTATTGCCCCAGTGACGGAAGGCAACGGTCGCCAGGCATTCAACGTAATACTTCAACAACGACGGCACGCGGTCGTTCGGAGTTTTCTTCGCCTCTGCCCAGGGATCAATGTTTGTTGGAGAGATACGCATGGATCTGGTCCTTGATTGAGTCGAGACCACCATTGGCATACAGGATGGTCGGGATGTGTTTCTTGATAAGGATCTGATGTGCGTGCTGGCAGAACTTAGTCCACAGCACAGCCGCATCGTAGCCAGAGAAAGCAGATCCAGACAGCTCGCCTGACTCAATGAACGACAGCCTGGCCGCGCCATTAATAGCCTGTTCGATGAAAGGTCTCTGCGAGTTGAGAGGGCCGACAACCAGGATCTTCGGAGTACGTAGGTCGCCTTCTACAGGAAGATCCACTGCCGCTGGTTTTTGCCTTAGTGAGTCGACTAGCTGCTTTGTGACCCTGACATCATCGTGGGTCACTGCCAACTTGGCGCTTAGTTCTTGGACAAGATTGGATAGCCGGCCAACTTGTGCCGCCACGTCAGAAATGGCCAACAAAGCAGGCTCCAGGCTGGAATTAGCTGGTAGAAGTTCACTGATGAGCGTGGAAAGCGCCTCTCGGACTGGATCCGAGCTTTGGACTGGTTGTGGTCCAACTGCCGGTGGCCACAACTGTTCTCCGCCGCCTCCGTGATGATTGAGGAGATTGTAAAAGTGGATGTTCAGTTCACGCCTGACTTGCTTCATGCAGGCTGTCAATGAGGTCTTCGTCCTCTGCCTTCCAGGCTCTATCACTGCTTTCTGCGCGAAGTCAACATCAGACGGCATAATCCCTGACAAATTCTTATGCGGCCCATGTTTTTTGAACAGGTAGTCTGCAATATGCATATACTCAAGACTTGTCCAACGGGTTTTGGTCGCCATGGCATCACACCTTCGTGAGAGACAGAGAGACTTTTTGGAATGGCTCGACGCCTGGCACCTCGATCTTTGAATCCCACAACTCTTTGATGCCTTCAGTTGACACAGACTTCTGCAGCAGGTCAAAGCGTTTTTTCTTGATGATCCACGCCAGGAGTTCTTCCCAGTTAGTGATGTTAACGACTGTCTGCCGCTTGATGGCGGCGACGGCTGTCTCACCCTTGGCGCCCTCAATTTCGTCCTTGCTGAATGAATCGATGATGTGGTTGAACCACTGCGTTTCAGTCTGCTTCATGTCATCAACCTCATGCTGAACCATCAGGCGCTCAGCCCTCATGGCATATGCAGCGTCGATGCATGTGCCTAACTTCTTGGGGAACTTGATAGGCTTGACTTCAGTCTTCTTTGTTGCCATGGCTGCATGCTCCTTTGTTTACGGCAACTGAGTTGCCATCAGTGAACCCGGTCGAGTAACCGGTAGAAAAAATAATCAGTCCCAGGGTGAACACAACCACAGACCAAAATACGAAGGCGTCTCGGTTCATCATGAGATCCTTGCTTGCTGAGGCCTTGCATCGGCAATCGGCCGATTGGTAGGGATATTGACCCGTCCAGCCCAGTCACGGGCCTTGGCCTCGATATGGGCATTCGTATCGAACTGCACCTCCTCGATTTGAGAAGCCCCAAAGGCTTCGGCGATCATCTGGGCCTTCTTGTTGTACACGGCAACAGCAGTGCCAGTCGAAGCGTGGACCTCCTCATCTTGACTCGCGGCCATTTCAGACAATCTCTTCTGAAGGTGGGACGCAGCAGCGACACGGAAAGCTCCACGCTCTTTCATGCTTGGCAGGTTTTGGTTCCTCGCCTCTTTGAATAAGGCACGGCACAGGATATCCAGCAACCACTTGGCAAAGACGACGTCAGTGGAATACCCTGAGAAGCGCACGCCAGCCTGGCCGTTGACTGTGTAACCGTCAACCTTGACCTGGCACAGGCTCGAAATACCGACTGCCACCATCCCAACCCAGATTGGCAACGTCTTCTGCGGTCCCTTGGCGCCTGGGTCATACGATGAGAAGGCCATTTCCTGAACCAGGTCCGGCTCGTCTGACATGAGGTCCTGCATTTGGGCCTCAGCTGCCTCGATGTTGAACTTCCGCATCATGGCAGCAGCCTGGCGGGCGGCGTTCTCGGCCTCGCCTGACGTGGCAGCTCCGTTGTCTGCCAAGGCAAGGAGCTTGCGGACCTTCTCGATTGCGTCGTCGCGGTTCATTTCTTCTCTCCCAGGTTGATGATACCCATGCGGGAAAGCGTCATGCGCTCAGGGCTGAACCGCTGGAGCTTGCGCAGGCGCAGCGCCTCGCGGGTCATGGCCATGGCGCGGTTGAGGAACTTGTGATCCTTGCGGCCGTGACGGCGATAGAGGTCGAGGTTGACCTGCGACGTGATCAGCAGGTCTTCGATGGCGTACTCGACAGGCTGCCCGTAGCGCTTGGCGACAGGCTTTTCAGGGGACATCGTTTCGTACATTTGAACACTCCTTAACAGTTGACGGATCTATTTTACCCGGTACGAAAAAAGATAAACACCAACTTTTATGTGTGGAAGATCCAGGTCTTTTGGCCTCGATTGGTCCACTCAACAGTGGCCGCTGGCATGACAAAGCAGAAGGCGCGGCCTTGCTTGAGAGCCTCGGCGCACGCCTTCCACCACATCACACTGCCTTCTGCAAAACAAAGTCGTTCATGGCCTGCTCAAAGACAGAGCGCTTGAATTGAGCACCAGTATAGAACCATGCATTTTCCAACCTGCGCTCTTGTGACTTGCCTTTGTGCCAGTCAGCTGCCTCGGTAACGGCATTGACGAGTCCCCACGCTGTCCCCTTGGCTGTCTTGAGGTCAGCACCCAGGCCTTTGCCATCGAACAGCTGGATGACAGTAGAAACCTCCGTTTTCTTCGGTTGGTCAGCCATCGGCTTCGTGGCATCACCGCCGAATACCTTGAGCGTGAAGGCAAGGGCCTGCTCATTGGTTATCTTGACATCGGCCAGGGACTCAGCCTGTTGTGTGAATTCCTGCCAACCGTCCTCGAGGAGTCCAAGCTGCTCCTGTACGCTCTGTGCCCTGAACTGCGAAGCATGAGATACCTTGACCTCGGCGCCATGGTCCCGGTTGCTCATTTCGAGAGTGTTGTTGCAGACAACCCGGACACTCGTGTGACGGGCGACAGTGCGCAGCGTACCGTCGCAGCTCGTGGCCAGTAGCACGTACCCCTTGATGACATCCCGGCTCTTCTTGATGGCCTTCTCTTCACCCGTCTTGGCAAGAGCCCAATACTTCTGCCCCTTGAACAGCACGCCGGCTGTCTCAAGCGTGAATCCGTAGTCCTTTGTCAGGTTGCGGAAGAATTCCAAGACTTCGAGCGGTTGGACGACGCGGTACTTGCTGCCGACGATAGATAGCGGCTCTCCGTTGTCTGCCCTATAAAGAGCATACTTGTCAGGAAACGCGTGGACCTGCTTGCCGACAGTGTAGCCGACAGGGGCAGAGTGGATCTGAAAGTCCATGCCGCTCTCTTTTGCCCAGGTCTCAAGCGGCGCGTTCGGAGTCAGGACTTGGCCTAGGCCATGCCAGGGTGTGTCGCCCACGTATGCCATGCGGGCGCGGCCGTCAGTGAAGAAGTTCAATTCATGTGCCATTACAATTCTCCTTGAAAAGAGGTTGTCAACAAAGTACGGCGATATTTTACGCCGCATATAGAACACTGTACACCAATTTATATCATGCTGTCAATTCTTGCCTTACACGCGGGACAGCGATTGATAAGAAGATACAAATTGAGCAGGACATCAACCTTTGCATTCTGCTCTTCACTGCTTAGATAAGAGAAGTCGGGCTGCTCGAGTGGAGAGGCATGGTTATACCCGCGACTAATCATCTCTTGCACCAAGATCTCGTGTCTCTGTATGTACGAGCCAGGCTCAACCGCGTTGCTCTTGATGTAGCCGGTCAACGACCTCCGCTTCTTCCAACCAGGGAGGAACTTGTGCAACTCGCTGTGCTCACCCAGCAAATGCTGTCGGCACATGAAGCGAGGGTCTACCATCCACATCCTCATGGTTTGTTGAACCACGCAATAACCTGCACTAGAGACCCTTCAAACGTCACCTCTCCATCGTCTGCCTTGATGTCACACACCTGGGCCTTGCCTTTGGTCTTGCCTCTATGCCCACATGCCGGCGTCAACCAATATAGTACATCACCGGTCTTTAAATCACAGATAGAGAATGAATCATAAAGAGATCCATCAATGGGGCAGTTGTTTTTATAAAACACATACATCGTGTCCTGATTGATCTTTGGTGAATGGCAGATAGCTCTCAAGATATCATCAATCTTGTCCTGCTTGGCCGGCAGATACCGGTCTTGGCAGAACCAGTCATAAAAGTTGTTGCAGCTCGCAGCCTTCGGATTCTTCAGGTATTCACGGATTGAAATGTTGCCCATCATGCCATCCTTTACAGTGAACGAACACAATTGAGGGGCCTCTCATGAGGCCACTCTCAGCGGCCGCTCTTACTTCGCAAACTTATGGCCGTCTTGACGCATCATGTACTTGTGCCATGCCACGTCCTTGGTCGTGCAGTTGGATTCCGGGAACTTGGCCTTGACCTTGTCCACGATCTCGGCAGGTGTGTTCTTCTCGGCAACCAACAACTCGCGGATGTAGGCACCACTGCCGACCTTGGCCTTGCCACCACCGTCCTTGCCCTTCGGCAGGACGGCCTCAACGCGCTTGATCGCTTCGGCCTTGCTGCCTGAGAAGGCCTTGATCGGCTTCGCGGCATGCTTGTTGTAGACTTCGGTCAGTTCCTTGAGGGACAGCTCATTCAGATTCTTGCTCATGACATTCTCCTAACAGGTTTTGAGGGTTTAGCACCAATCGGTCAGTGCATGATTGAGATTCTAAACACGTTAAAACATCTTGTACACAACTTTAATTGCCCAGACAGATCACTTTTTCTTGGGGCAATTTCTGTACTTTTTCACAAAACCATGGTATTCGCGCGCACGGGCGCGTGTATTCTTATTAGCGGCCGCCTTCTGTGTGCGGCTCGTGGCAGCCTGTCAGAGAAACCTGTTCACCATTTCCTGCAGGATCTCTTCACGGTCTGAGCGGGACATCTGGCGAAGCAGCAACAACTCGGCGCGAAGCTCTTTGGGCAGCATCTGTGAATACTTCGTGTGCCACACGCCAATCCTTTTGCCAACAGCCAACACCCTGGCGATGTCAGGCCCTTTCCAACCCGGCGGCTTGATTACATCATGCGGACTTCCGCGCTTGCTGCCTTCGCCGTTCGGACCGGCTTTGACTTTCCGCATGTTCGCACGCTGCACTTCATCCCACGCTTCATTGAACGGGAATCCGTGGAGGTACGCAGTACCCAGGGCGACATAGACCAGGTCAACCAAGGCGTCAAGCATGCCTTCCATGTCTCCCTCAGCCATCGCCTTCTCATACTCGGCCAGTTCTTCATGCATGAACTTCACGCGGAATCCGGCCAGGTCTTCGGGCAAAGCTCTCGGCTCTCCGTTGTATGCCAGCCCGAACTTCTTATGGAACAACTTGATGTCTGTGTACATCTCTCACTTCTCCTTTGTTGAAAACCTTCACTGCATCTTCCGCCGCTTCTCCATCACGGCACTCTTGCCATACACGCGGTCGACATACTCCTTCACCGCGTCAGGGTTCTTGTTGAACCACACAATCTGGTTCCTGACGGCATACATCCGCTGCTTACCGAAGGCGCTTGTGTCTATGGGCGGCAATGAACGTATGCCAGCCCGTGCTAACTCGCGGCCTAATCCGTTCGGAGTCACCCGCTTGTTATTCTCTGGGTCGTAGAGCATCCTCAGGTGGGTATTCAGAACCAGGTCCGGCTTCTCACTCAGTCCCAGCAACTCCGCCAGCCTGGCCAGCTCTATGTCCATGTTCTCACGGAGGTGAGATACGAAGGCACCTAGCTCACTCTGGCCATGCGACACCATCTCCGCCTTCGCACTCGTGACTGGGGCGGGCGATGCCGGGTCAAAACCTGTGAGGTCAACCTTCAATAGCCAGTCAAACAGTGCGGCCTGGCCTTCCTTTGACTTATACCACTTGTCATAGATTTGGTACTTCTCACGCGGCGCCTTGCCAACCAGCACACGCCAAATGAAGAAGCGCCGGTCTTTGTCATCGATGAAGAATGCGTCAGGATGGTTCGATGTGAAGTAGTAGTTGATGCGGTCAACCACTTCGTATGTAGGGAGATGCTTCATGTTGATCCGCAGCCGCTGCTGCGTGATGAGTGCCTTCAACTTGTCTGCTTCATGACGTTTGTCGCTGCCAGTGATCTCGTCTCCCATTACAAACTGCTTGCCAACCGCCCATTCATTGAAGTTCGCGTGCAGCTCGCTGTTGCCTATCTCAGTGAAGTTCTGGCCATAGATCTTCCCGAGTGTGTAGCCAATCAACGACTTCCCGGTGCCTGTCTCTTCTCCCCACAGCACGACGCTGCTATAAAGCTTCGCGCCTGGGTGCTGGAATGGGTATGCACACCATTGAATGAACCACTTACGCTCTTCTTCATTCATCCCGTCAAGGATATAGTCGAGGAGCCACAGCCAGGGTGTCACATCTCCGCTACTTGGTTCTACGCCCCATCCTTTCCACAGGTTGTATGCGTTCTCCGGCGTGATCTTCTCTTTTCCCGGCTCATAGACGATCGAGGTGACGTTCTTGCGGTTAGCCCATCCCAACCATTCAACTGGCATCTTATGAATGATCTTCTTCATTCCCTGCTGGGTGGGGATGAACTCTGAAACCTTCTGGTTGACCATCGTCAGATTGGTGAATGTGTCGCGCTTCATCCGGCCACCACTCGAAATGTCGATAATCGTCTCTTGGTCCATGACCACGGCGAAACGGTTGTTGAAGTTGACCAGCCTGTCGGCGTACTCTAATCCATGGCCATCGAGCAAGATGTCTGGCAGCGCGCCACCACTTACCAGGAAATCATCGAGGCCTTGCTTGCTGCCATCGGATGCGGGTGGGAGCGTACAGACTTGGGGCGTAGATCCCAGCTCTAAGAGCTTCTTGGCCAGCGCCAGTTGCGCCATGGCTACCATCTCATTGTCAGCAGCGTCTGAGTCGAAGATGATATAGACAGTCCTGCCGCGCCATTCAAAGCCTTCGAGTGGAGGCAACAATGCAACGTTCCTCTTCTTGGCCTGGTACGTCGTCACGCCACCCAGGCCCATACATACGTGTCCCTGCTTGGCAGCGCATGCCGCTTTCAACTCGCCTTCGGTGAAGATGATCGGCACAGTCTTATCTGATGCCACGGCCACCCAGTCAATGGGGTGGGGGAGATATACGCGGTTCAGAGAGCCTGGCTCTTGGGCGTAGCGCTGTGGCTTTGCCAACTGGGCGGAGAAACCGCCTTCTGTCTCGAGGTACCGCACACGGTAGAAACCACTATCAATGCCGTCGGGATCTATATAGCGGAGGACAAGAGACTTGAGCGGTTTGAACGATGGATGCAGCTGCGAGGCATCTTCGATAAACTCCATCTTGTTGGCGAGGGCGTCATCCCATGTCAAGCCTGACGATGCGAGCTTAGCGATGACGAGGTCATCTACGGCGGCTGCTGCTGCCGCTTTCTTCTTTGCGCGCGACATCATGCCACCCGCTTCGTAGCAAGCGAAGAGATGATTTCCTCGATGCCGCGAGCAGGTGGTTTATCGGGGACATGGACCTTGAAGTATTCAGTCAACGCCTCAACGATCAAGTCGACGCGGAACTCATTGAGTGACGGGCGCCCGGTCTTGTTGCCGCCTGTTGCTTTCTCGAACTCTTTTTGGATATACGAGTTAACGCTGTCTGTCGTCCGCATAGAAATAAGTGACGGGCTGCGTTGGATCTTCGACCACAGCTCTCGGCCCTCGGGTGTCCCTGTGAGCCATTCGTAGCGTGTCAAAGGTCTCCGGGCTTCGCGCCTCGCCACCGCGAAACGGTCTAGTTCAGCCAGAGAATCATTAGGAAAATGTAAGTGCAAGAAGGTTGTTTCTGTGCCCATAGTGCCAGGTCCTCATCGTTATTGTTTCGCACTATAAGCCGAGGAATTTTAGTAAGAAACAAGTTTTCGTTCACGAGGCCTCCGAGAACAGATTATCGGCGAAAATCTGTTCTGTGAAGTTGTGATTGTGAAGAGTGATAATAATGATTATGATTCAAGGACTTAGGGCTAAGAACTTCGCGGTTCGTTAGGCTGCGAGAACAGAACAGATTATTCGCAACTTGGTAGTACTTTTCTTCCCTCTCTTTCCTTATAAAACTCTCTCTTTTTTTTAGAACTAATATATAAATAATCTGTTCTTCTGTTCCACTCAGCTCTAAGCCCTTTCGTTGACACGAAAACAGAAGAACACTACTCATTTTGTTCTTGTTCTTATTGTTCTCAGCCCTTTTCGCCGGTGAATTGCCGCCCAAGCAGCGAAGCGCCGCGTACTTCGTGTTACGATCGCGCGCATGGCCAAACGCAAACACCCTCCGCAGGACGAAGCACCTGGCGCTGAGCGCGAGGCGTCATCGACTTCGTTGGGAGAGTTGTTCGAGGGCGAGGACCTGGCTGAGGACTTCGTTGCATGGTTGGAAGCGGATGGGCACAAGCAGCCGTTCGTCGACCCACTGAGCGCTCAGGGCTTGGAACTTCAGGCCAGGTATATACAGCAGGTCGGTGCTGACCCGCTCACAGTTCTCAAGCGCATCTCAATCAATCCATTCTGCAAACCCTCAGACCGTGTCACTGCGGCGAAGACCCTCCTCGAATACTCACGCCGCAAGATTCCGTCTCAGTTCGAAGTCTCAGGCAAAGACGGCCAGGCCATCAAGCTTGATCGTACGATGCTCTCAGCGCTAAGTCCCAAGGAGTTGGACACACTTGAGAAGCTTCTGCTCAAGGCGGGAGCCGCAGCAGGAGGGCAAGATGCCTGATGCCAAGAAACTCGTCGGCGCGCTCCAAGCACTGAAGCAGTCGTTGCGTGAAAGTGCATTGATGCAGTCACTCCCTAAGGTCGAGCAATTCAGTTCTTGGCACGGGACGCCGTATACCTTCTCCCCCACAGATGCCAATGAGCTGGGAGAATTCCTCGACAGAGCCATCGGCTCAGGTGAAGGTGTCCAAGCCTTCTCATATGGCCACTACACAACCGGACATAAGCCCTTGGCCATTCAGTACCGTGACAGCCTGGCTGCGAGGAAGGTGCCTTCGCGCCAAGCATATGACAGGGTGACCCGCGGTGCTTTGCGCCAGGTCTTCCCTGATGCGGCGTACATCCCGCCTCAGCGATTTAACCAGGCCAATGCCAATTCATTGTCGGACATCGGCTCTTGGCTCGCAGATCCTGATGCTGGGAAGATCTACGACAACATGATGCCCAACCCACAGTGGATGGAGAGATATGTCTTCGCACCAGGGCAGAAGGCAGATGAAGTTGTTACTTCATTGCCCGAGAATGTAGTTGAAGAAATTCAGAGTGTCGTTGATTCAACCAACCCGAAAGAATGGTTGAGTGGGGACTTGATATCAGAGCTTCGCGGTATGGCGAAGAGTTACAGGCAAAGTACGCCTAGTCAAATCCGTGGAGCTTTGAACCAACTTTCATCTGCTGAGATTGATCGGATCTTTGCTTCGCGCGGATTGACGACGCCGCCGACAGGAGCTCTTGCCAAATACTATTCTAAGACTCCACGCTCTGCGCTCTCTGTACTGACTGACCCGGACACATCACCATGGCAGATGGCTACTGTGAAGATGTTTCCCGGTGTCAGTGATGCGTTGTCTGAAGCCATGGGTATGCCGAAGTGGATGGTGAGCAGCGCCTATCGATCCAGCCCCATCTTCACGCTTCTCGGTCGCAACGCGCAGCTTGACCTTGCCAAGGAGATGAGCAACCCTGCCGACCTCGCGCGGCTGCGTTCTTTGTTTGGTGTTGGCAAGACAATAACTGCGCGAGAGCCAGCTGCCAAGTCGCTGTATGAGGTCGGACACAATGTCTCGCCTGCTGACCTGTGGTTCCTTGACTCACCACTCATTGGACAGAAGGACGACTTCATCTCCAAGTTCTTAGAAGCTGGGAGCGCAATGTCTCCTGCTTTCGGTAAGCGCTCGGCACTACGCAACACAGGCCATGACACATACAACTGGTTGAAGAGCGTAGACACGCAGGGGGGTCCTGGGTTGTCATCACCACGCTTTTCTTCACAGCGCAACGCAGAGATTACAGACTTCCTCAAGAAGGCCGATGTGCCAGGCGCTATGTTCCTGCGTGCCGGGCGCCGTGACTTTGATTCTGTGCTCAAATCTCCATTCAATGTGGATGACTACAACTTCGTGACGTACGATCCATCAGTCACCAGTATCCTTGACCGCTACCAACGCGGAGGCTTGGTGCAATGAACCAGGCAGTTAGTCCTGCGATCCTGTTGTCGGCGATCCGCGCCGAGCGCGAGATGCGTAACATGGAGACCTCACTCGCTGAGTTCGCCAAGCAGGCATGGAAGATCCTCGAACCAAGCACTGAGCTGAAGTGGGGCTGGGCGCTTGATGCCATCTGCGAGCACCTCGAAGCTGTGACTGATGGTGAGATCACGCGGCTGCTGATGAACGTTCCGCCTGGGTCGATGAAGTCACTGCTGACAGGCGTGCTGTGGCCGGCGTGGGAGTGGGGACCGAAGAAGCTTAGTGGACTGCGCTACCTGTCAACTGCCCACAAGCAGGACTTGGCGGTACGAGATAACCTCAAGTGCCGCCGCCTCATTATGAGTCCCTGGTTCCAAGAGCGATGGACTGTGAACCTGGTCGGCGACCAGAACGCCAAGACCAAGTTCGAGAATGACAAGACAGGGTTCCGCGAGGCGATGTCCTTCACATCAATGACTGGCTCGCGTGGAGACAGAGTCATCCTTGATGATCCGTTGTCTGTTGACGACGCGACGTCGGACCAAGCGCTTGCCAACGCAGAGACTACGTTCCGTGAAGCACTGCCTACCCGCGTTAACAACGACGAGTCGGCCATCGTCGTCATCATGCAGCGCCTGCATGAGAAGGATACGTCAGGCATTATCATCAACGAGCGGCTTGGTTATGAGCACTTGATGCTGCCCATGCGGTTCGAAGAAGCCAGGCGTTGCAAGACAAGCATTGGGTTCGTTGATCCCCGTAAGACCGAAGGCGAGCTGATGTTCCCTGAGCGGTTCAGTGAGCGCATGGTTGAAAGCCTTGAGCGTACACTGGGAACGTACGCGACGGCTGGCCAGTTGCAACAGCGTCCCTCTCCAGCAGGTGGCGGTATACTCAAGATCAAGTTCTTTAAGCTGTGGCCTGCTGGCAAACCGTTGCCACTCATGCAACATGTCGTGCAGAGCTACGATACGGCGTACACCAAAGACACGATGAACGACCCCACCGCGCACACAGCGTGGGGAGTCTTCGAGCATGGTGGAGCGATGAATGCCGTGCTGCTTGATGCATGGGCTGAGCACTTGGAATCTCCCGAGCTGCGTCGCCGCGTCATCAAGGACTGGCATGCTGAGTATGGTGGGACTCCGGGCAACGCACTGCTGAAGCCGCGCAAGGCGGACGTGGTCCTTGTCGAGAAGAAGTCATCGGGGCAATCACTGCTCCAAGATCTTCGCCAGGCCCGTGTGCCATGTGTCCCATACGAGCCGGCAGGTAACGACAAAGTGGCGCGCGCCAGGAACGTAGCGCCTATCCTCGAGCTTGAATGCATCTGGATCATTGAGAGCAACAAGGATGCAGGCCAGGCAGTCAAGTGGGCAAGGCCGTTCTTGTCACAGGTTGAGCGGTTCCCGAATGATGAGAACGATGACTACGTCGACACGTTCACACAAGCCATGATCTACCTGCGCGACAGTGGGTGGTTAGAGATGCCGCAGGCAGATCTTGAACCTGTTGCCGAGGTCGACTACTATAAACAGAAGCAGCTGCTGCAGAATCCATACGGGGTGTGACATGCCTAAGATGACGCCTTCATGGTTGCGGGACTTGGTTCAACGCCTTGAGCACATCCAGCCCATGGACATGACCAAAGCCCAGGGCCAGCAACTGCGTGCCATGCGCGACGCCGCCAACCTCTCAGAGCGAAGCGCTTTGGAGCGCGGACTGTCACACGATGAGAGCGCGCAGAGCATGATACGCGCAGCGCTTAACCGTTCGATCGCGGCCAATAAGTTTGATGATGTTGACCCACGCTTGATACTTCTGCCTTCCGGCACGCCTGCTGCACCCAAGGCCTCCGTCGCTTCGGTGCATACTGTCGGAGCCGAAGCTGGTCTTCCTGAAAACAGCCTCTACATCGAAACGCTTGGCTCTACAGTGCCTGGTGGTGGGACCGCAGTACTCAAGTCACTCGCTGACCAGTACCCGGATTTTCCGATCTTCCTTAATTCACTCGAAGACCCAGCCACACTCCAGTTTTACAAGAAGCGTGGATTCATTCCGCAAGATCCACTCGACTACCCGGAACTTCCCTCTCACCTCCCGCTCTTCGTCTTGCCAGAAGGCCGCAAGCTCAACTACGCAGACGGCGGAACTGTCAAGAAAGTCTCAGGTGGTCTGCGCCAGCTCTATGAACTATTGAATGACACCATGAAGCCGAAAGATGCGGCCACTGCATTCAGTCGTGGATTGCGGGTGAGTGGTACTGCGCCTGCCTGGTTCGAACAACACAGGCCCGAGTTGATCGCGAAGGCGTTGAAGGACCCGGACAACTTGATCGTTGGCTTGCCTAAGAAAGAAGACATCGACCATGCACTGCAGTTGATGAGCGGATCCAGGGCTGAGGACTTGGCGGCATGGTCTGCCAATGGGGATGGCGAACGAGCTGCTGCACTCACAGGTCTTCGCCCGTGGGACGGCGGGCAAATGCTGCAGGCTCCATACGTACTTGCCAGGCCTGTCGATGAGAAGCTGCTCTCGATTGGCGGAGAGCATGATGGCAGGCACCGGCTGCTGAGTGCTGCGCTCAGCGATGAAGGTTCTGCGTTGCAGCTGTTGCCCGCGACTGACAGGTCCCTCAGCGATTATCGTGGATCCATGGTCCGCGTCGAGTCTCCCTTCGACTTTGACTCGCGCGACTTCGGCGGAGAGGAAGGTCCTCCATTCTCTTACCTCTTCCGCAACACCTACGCAGATGGCGGGAAGGTTGCTGACCAGACGAAATACCGCGGGACGCCTGATCCAGGTGTGCATCTGAAAGAAGGAAAACCTGTTGATGTCCGCTCTGCATTCGAAAACCTCAAGCGTGGATTCAAGAACTGGGTGCCTGACGCCGCCGGCTTCTTCTCAATGGCTGACCCCATTGACTGGGGCAGTGATGCTGTCCGTTGGATGGCGAAGAAGTACCTTGAACAGCACCCACTGGCCGAGCAACACGGTGTGATGGGCGATATTGCCGGCCAGGAATCGACTGGCCTGGGTGACAAGGTCCGCGCGCTTGTTGGAGGTTCAGACCTTGTTGCCGAGAACATGGATCGTGCTTCTCAGGTGCAGCGGCAGAACCCAGGACCCCTCAACTTCGGTGAGATTGCCCGTTTCTCGAACCCTGCTTTCTGGATGAGTCCCGCAAAACTGGCGCAGAAAGCCAACACGGAGACCGGCCAGAAGATGATCGGAGCGCTTGCTGCCATGCACGGAGTTCCGTTGGATGCGTCGATGGCCGGAATCATCAAGCCGAAGGGTGGTAACTGGTTAAACGGCGTGGTAGAGAATCAGTTGGCCAATCTGAAAACACCGCAGCCGACTCGTGCGTGGAACCCGGACGAAGCGCAATCACCCATCAATACCTGGATCGACAAGCAGCTCACCCGCTACGTGAAGAATGACCTTGGTACTGAGGGCGATCCTCTTCGCGCTCTTGCTGAAGAACAGGGCATCTCGCTCGTACCACTGCAGCCGACAAACTATGCGCTTAGCAATACACTCCGCAAAAAGCGTGAGGTATCCGGGATGCCGCCCAACTTGCTCGCCAAGACGCCATTGGGTCGCCAGTGGGAGCAGATGGCAGACGCTGCGATAACGCCGTACGAAACGCCGTACAAAATTTCTAATCTAAGTAAATCTTCTCGTTCCAGAAATCCCTGGTTGGATAAACTGGAGCCAGGAACACCGGTGTACGGAACTTCTTCATCTGATGCGTTGGTACTCAACACTAACTTCTCTCACCTCATCGACGAACTCTCCAACGCGATCAACCCCAACAGCGGACTTCCACGCGAGCTGCAGCTTCGCCCTGAGTCCTTGAGCCGCGTCTCCGTGCCCGACGCCGTTAAGCGCGTGCATGAGATCGGCAAGTGGCGTGAGGCAAAGCAGGCGGAAGCCAACGCCGGCCTCGCGAACAACACCGCCACGCACTTGGTGCGAGAGTATCCCCACACGCCAGAGATGCCGAACCCGAAGGGATTGAGGTGGGTGGAGTTGCGCTATCCTTCAGCCCTTCCGGATGGCTACACGGTGAAAAATGAGGGCCAACACGGGTTCCGTGTTTACTCCCCAGAGGGGCGAGAGGTCAGTCGAGGCAGTCAGCCGTCCGAACAAGCGGCAATTGATGCAATTCTAAAAGACCCAGAGGGGCCGCTCGCTGACGCCCTCAAGTACGAAGGCGACACCATGGGCCATTGCGTCGGCGGATACTGCGACGACGTTGCGTCAGGCAGGTCGCGTATCTTCAGCTTGCGCGATGCAAAGGGCGAACCTCATGTGACGATCGAGGTAGGTGCCCCTGAGAGACACATCGACATGCAGGATGATGAATTTGGATGGGACGCGTTTTTAGAGCAGCACCCTAACGCCGGAAAGTTACCATACGAGGATCAAGTCAAGGCGTGGGCTGATTGGTCTGGAATGTCGGCGGATGACGTGTTGCAGGCCGGACAACCGGCCCCGCGCATCATCCAAATCAAAGGTAAAGCTAACCGCAAACCGAACGACGAATATCTCCCGTTCGTGCAGGACTTCGTGCGTAACCCTCCGCACGGCCAGCCGTGGTCAGATGTCGGAGACCTGGTCCACACGGACCTGATTGACCTCGCCCGCCAGCCGAAGCGCATGGAGGCTATTGGCAAACGCTTCGTGACAGACAAAGAACTCACCGATTACCTTGACACACTTCCAGATCTCGGACCCGAGAAGTTTGCCTCAGGCGGCATGGTTCGCACCAGTCGGCAACTTGGTGATATGATTCGGCAACTTTCAGCGGAGGCATGATGGAACCCAT